GCTAACCAAGGTAAAGTACCTGGTGTTGTTTGGAAGTTAATCCACTTATTGTTGTTAAAATCTCTCTTAACAGATCCTGAATAGAATCTTAAAGGTGTTGAATAAGTACCTAATACTGTATCACCTTGGAACATATCTATACCCTCGTAATCAGTACGTGAGTTAAATGTTAAACTTCCTGTTATATCAGTACCTGCTTTTAAAGTTTGTCTTTGAGTAAAGATATTTGCTTGATCTTTTCTAGCATAGTTTTCTTGACCTGCTACATAAGAAGCTGAAGTAGCTGTACCAGATAGGTTACCTGTAAATCCGCTTGAAGCTACTACTGAGCCTGTTACTATTACGTTAGTAGAAAAATCAACCTTAACTCCTGTATCTGTGATACTAGAATCAGTTAAGTGATCTCCACCCTGTCCTTTTAATATTTTATTTGCAGTTGGATATAAAACGTTATAGATATCTGTAGATCTAGGACCTGACATAAATCCACCCGCCTTATAAGTAGCAGCTGCTGTATTTTCATAGATCCAATGGTTACCTACTGAATCCCACATAATGGAACCTGTCTGTAAAGAACCAGAATCTACTACTTTTATTCCTCCAAATCTCTCTGCAGGACTATCTGTGTTAAGTTGTATAAACGCATCACCTATCTTTTTGATAGATCCAGTTACTTGCTGTAAGTAAGCAAATGAACCAGTACCGTTTACGTTGATATTGTTAAAGGTTTGAGTACCTCCGAAAGTATAATTACCTGTTAAGCTTTTAGCATTTCTCCATACTGTACCGTCAAACTGAAGTAAATCTCCAGATCCAGAAGGACTAGAAATTAATACGTCGTGTAATTCACCTAACTCGTATCCGTTATCTATTGAAATGTTAATTGAACCTTGAGATGCGTTCTGTCTTAATACTTGACCTAATCTTACTGTATGGTTAGGAGCTGTAGATGGAGTTGCACTATATGTACCTCCTGCTGCTAAATACAAGTTAGTACCTGGAGTATACGAGTTTGTATTTACTGCAAGTAATCTACCTTGTGTCATTACATATCCGAATCCATTTATTGCAATTTCTTCGTTAGTAAGTCCTATTGTATTAGCTGAAAGAGCATCTGAAGTAGGTTCTGCTAAAGCGATGTTTGGATTATCTCCTGTTGCACCTGTAATACGAACTACTCTACCTTTTGGTATAATGGCTCCTGAAGTATTCTTTACATTTAATAAGATATCTTGTGCATTAGTTGCAGAAGTAGCTGTTGTAGCAGTAGTAGCTGTATTTGCTGTAGTAGCGTGAGATGCACTAACTGCAGTAACTGCGGCAGTAGCATTAGCTACAGCACTTGAGATTCTATCACCTGCTAAGTTACCTGTAGTAGATGCTAATGTTATTTGAACAGATCCAGATACTATACCTACTGGCTTATTTGCTAAAGCAGTAAAAGATACTTGACTAGATCCTGATACTAATCCAGCTGGTTTACCTGTAATACCTGTCCAAGGAATAGCTGATGCTGTTACAGCACCTGATAATCTTGAAGCAGGAAATAAACCTACTGTGTTACCAACTGTAATTTGAGCTGATCCAGATACTAAAGTTGGCTTACCTGTTACACCTGCAAATGGTACTGCATTGGCTGTACCTGCAATTGCTGCATTTGCCACTGTTCCGTTTACTCTTGCTGCTGCTAAATCACCTGTAGTAGACCCTAATACGATCTGCCCTGAACCAGATACTAAGCCTACTGGCTTACCTATAATGGTTGAGTATTGAGTACTGTTAGCAAAGCCTGCTGTCTGAGCATAAGAAGAAGTTACCTCTTGAACAATTTCGTAAGAAGCAGAAACTGCATATAAAGCATAAGATGCTGTATAAGCGTTAACGGCTTGAGTAGCGTTTGAAGCTATAATGTTAAGCTGCGGTATTACAGATCCTGTACCGTTAGTAAGGTATGAACCTGAAATCTGTGTAAGCTTTTGATAGGTATTTTTTACCTGCGTACCTGTAAGATTGAATCCCATAGTATATTATCTTGTTTTATATTCGTTTTGCGGAAATTGTGGATATCTACTATCGTAAGTTTGTATCCCTCTTCTTCTCAATTCCTGATAGAATGTTGATCTTGCAAAACCAAATGGATTTCTATATTTTGTATTATAGTCAGGCCATTGATCGTATAGTTTATTTGAACCGTTTAATTCAGGGAATTTTACTTGTTCTTCTATAATGTAGTTAGTTAACCTATCGTTATAGTAATTCATCTTATTTTCTACTGTCTGCTTCTTTACATTGTATAAAGAACGATCACTAGCAATAGAATTCTCACCACCATTAGGTACTAATAAACCATTATTTCTAGCACGCAAGTAGATAGAGTCTAATGAATACCAATATGCTGCATAAAGTAAAAAGTCTTGAATATATGCATCTAGTAAGTACTTATAGTCTGAATACTGTGACGAAGTGATATCTCCCGTCTCTACTAAGTTTAAAATTTTGTTGTATAACAAAGTACCAATACATTGCTGAAGAGGTATGTCTTGAGCTTCTCTAATAGCATTCTTAATGAGCATAGTATCGACATTATTGTCCATATCTGTGAACTCTCTAAGCTTTGCTTCTGATATTAAAAATACATCTGTCATATTATCCTAAATTTTCTGGTTGTTGTAAATTTGCATCTTCTGCATCAGTAGTTTCTGCTGAAGTTACTACCTCTTCTTCCTCTTCACCATCTGCAAATAGTTTCTTTTGAATTACACCTAATACTATATCTGGGTAATTTACTTGCATTATCGTTTCAAGACTTCTTAAAAGGTCTTGCTGGAAAGGAACAATTACCGTGTTCTGTAATAGTAAATAGGCATCCAACACCTCTTGTCTACCTCCTAATTGACCTTCAGTTTTAATACCTAAGATCATTGGAGAAGTAATTCGATGTGCTGTTAATATTTTTTGTGTTGTCATGTCGTTGACGTTCTCGTAATAAGCGTCAGCTCCATTTTGAGCAATCGGGGTAATTACTGGTGCATTTTCAGGTGCATCCACATCCATATAGATGAGACTACCAGCATTACTAGATCCTCCGTAGTTACCTTGTAACTGAGCACGTACAGCCTGAATCTGATCTTCTGATCCATTCATAAAGGTTGTAATTGCTAGCGACGGTGCTAAACCGTTCTTAATATTGTTAACGTGAAAGTTATCAATCTCTGTATCTAATTCAATTACTTTTAATGCAGCACAATAATCCGGAAGAGGATAGTAATCCTGTCCTGGACGATAATTACGCATTACGTATATTTGATTAGGTTCGTCGTATTTTTTTGCTTCGTTAAATACAGGTAGGTAAGGAATATCCTGTCTCATTCCTGTAGTAACGTATCTGTTATTCTTATCCCATTCTGAAGAGATAAAATAACCAGGTACATGACCTCTAAAGTTTTTTTCTTCTGCTCTTAAATAAGAGAAGTCGATATGATATACTTCAGCAATTTTAGTTCTATCGTTAGACCAAATTACTTCGAAAGCAAATGATCCGTATAATTTAAAGTCAAGAGCTAATTTAGCATATAAGTCATTCCACGTTTCTCCGTGTGAATTTGCACGATCTAAATAAGTCTCTATATTAGCTGTTAAACCTTGACCTACTATACCTTCAGTAATAGCATTTACAGCTGCTGCATGAATACTAGATCTATTGTAAAGATCGATAAGATGTTGAGGAAATAAGTTATCGTTTCCAAACTTTATAAACTTCTTCTCTCCTTTAGTTTCTAGAAAATCAAAAGATCTACCTTGAGTAGGTAGTACTGTTTGAAAATTAAACTTCTTAGAATTTTGTGATTCCATATTAGTTATTATATGTTGTGTATGTTCCAGTCTGATTAGTACCAGTATACATAGTTATGTTTACCCCATTAACGCCCTCTACCCATGCTCTATCTGTAGAAACTAATCTCTCATTTACTACAAGTGAATCTTGCCATTCACTGCTAATCATCTCCCATTCTTCCGAGATTAAATTCCATAAGTCACTCTGGAAGAGTCCTTCATAACTATACATAGTGTATAGACCCTTAGGGTGTGGAAGACTTCCTGAAGGAATATTGAATATTATTCTAGGAGTAAATTCGTTAGGCTGGTTGGTTACAGTCGGGTATATCTCTGTTGTAGAGTTATCAAGATCCTGTACTAATACTACTCTAAATGATCCAGAAGGACTACTAAGGTATATCGGATCAATGTCCGGGTATATTGTATGAGTTCCTACTGGAACATGATTATAGAAATTAACCATATCGTCCTTTATCTTAAATATAAGAAAAAAGGGGCAGGGTTCCTACTAAGATCCCGTACCCCCTTCCTCAAGTTTTATTCTTAACTAGATACTGTAATACCAGACAATGCTGATGATAAAGATCCGTTAGTTGAAATTTCAGTGAATGGTAATGGTTCTTGACCGTTGAAAGTCAAAGCATATTGGTTAGCGTCACCGAACGCTGTACCAGTTCCGCCTGTACCGGCAGACAATGTTAAACCTCTGTAACGACCTGCTAAGAAGAATTCTCCTACGTGATCGCTAGTTCCGTTATTCGTTTTCACGATGATAGTTAAGCTTGGGTTTTGAGCCAATACTTTAACTTGGTTACGGATAGAAGATTGTAACTTATGGAAAGCTACGTTGATTGTCTGGTCGTAAAATACAGTTCCATTCTCATTAGAAGGTGTAGGTGTCTCTGTAAAGTCGCCCACGTTACGTGGTAATTCGAATCTATAGAATTTACCTGAACCTGTGATAGCGGTAGCTAAACCTTCAGTTGGTTCTGTGATAGATGTGATAGATCCAGATAAGATGTAGATCTCATCGATACCACCAGCATTATCGCGGCATCCTAGGGTAAAGCCAGATGTTATATTACAAGCCATAGTGTGTGTTTATTTAATAAATGTTATTATAAAGTGGGGGCTTTTTACACCCCCATTTAATTATGCACGTGCGTTAGAAACGATGTACTCTGGATAAGCTACCTGAACACCCAACTTAGTTGAGATTCTGTGCTTCAATTGATCAGTGTTGATATCGTACCACATTTGGAACTCAGAGAAGTCAGATAACAAGTCTGTACCAGCAACGATGTATTTAGCAGGAGCTAAGATAATACGATCTGAACCAGTCAAACCTGAAGTACCTACTACGCGTACGTTCTGGAATGGATACATCATATCTAAAATACCACCACGGTTTGTGATAGAGTTTGGATCGAAGTAGAAAGAGTTAGCTGTACGTAAAGCACTTACATACTTACGGAAGTTAGCTACACTCATGAATACTGTTAAGTCATCACGATCTGCAACGTCTGCATCTAAGTTCTCGATTAAAGTATCGATAGTAGATAATGCGTTAGCAGAAGAGAATGCTGAACCAGTTACAGCAGCAGGAATTACAACACCGATAGTGTTAGCTGGAGCTGAACCTGAAGTTAAAGCACGAAGACCGTTGTTTACGTTCCATAAGTAAGCGTCATTGCTCTTTTGGAATTGGTTAACTAACAAATCACCATAAGCAGCTGCCATAGCGAAAGTTTCGTTGTAAGATCCTGGCTCTAATGCAGAGATACCTAAGTATTTCTTGTCCATATCTTTCAAGCAGATACCGTCGAAAGATGTACGAGTAGTAACAGTAATGTTACGTTGTGTGAAGTCTAATGAACCAGAAGGTGTGCTTACGCAAGTACCATTCTGAATTACTAAATCTACGTCCATTAAGTTGATTGGCTCTTGGTATTTAACACCCTCTTTGATAGTGATGTATTCCATTGTAGAACCAGCATATACTGAACGAACTAATAGTTCTCCTGCTACCTGATTGTTAAAGTCAGCAAGAGCTTGTACGTTTAATCCCATTTTGATTGAATTTTAGTTTTGTTTTAAATTATTTTCTTTTAGCTTTTAAAGCTTCTACTGCCATCTTAGCCATCTTAGCGTTGATTGGGTCAGCAATTTTTTGTTCTTCTGCTTCTTGTTTACCAAATTTAGCAGTTTGTGTTTTTTCTGATGCAGGAGCAGAGAATACTTTCTTCATTTGCTCTTCCATATCAGCCATTTTTTGTTTTAGCATTTCGATTTCTGGTCTAACAGCTTCTACTACAGCTTCGATGATATCACCGATTTCTGGAGCAGCATCTACTACTAATCCTTCTTCTTCCATTGCTACTGGTTCTGCTGCAGCTTGTTGTTCTTGTGCAACGGCTAATGAACCTTCTGGTTCAGCATCTGGATGATGGATACCAACGATTTTACCTTCAGCGTCAACATCGATTGCGATACCAGATTCAGTAGTGTGTAGACCAACAGGTGCTACAACTTTACTTCCGTCTTCAGTAGTTACATACAAAGTTTGACCGATTGCGAAATCAGCTCCTTCATCATTAGATACTTTAGTACCGTCAACAAGACTAGCTTCAGCAAACGTTTGAGTCTCTGGAGTTGGAACAGCTTCAACTAAATTGAAGTGTTGCTTTACCAAAGTTTTTAACATCTCCTTGTTCATAATGTTCTTGATTGATTTAATGATTTGATCATGATGCACTAACACCATGTAACTATAAATAGGCCGGTTTACCGTTTGAGGAGACTCCTATATAGAATAAAATGAAATTTATGAACTACAATTTTATTTTTTTCCTGAGTAGTTGTATAGGAATAATATTTTAGCTATATTTAATTATAGGAAGGACACACAGGAGGAGTTTTTGATTCTACTTACTTTCATGAGTATCCACGACACGCCATGTCACACTTTTCTCCTCCTCCTTTCCTACTTTTATCTCTATTAGGGGGCAGTCGTTTGGGGAAACTGAGCTGCCCTCTTTTTTTATTAGGGAAAACTTTATTTACAAATAGTTGCTTTGTTTCCATTTTCTTCGTATAATTATATACGTA